AATTTGGATCTGATACAGGTAAAATGTCTATGTTATCATCAAAGTCCAACATCTTAATTTGTCTTGGACCACCAGCTACGTTGTAAGGGTACATAGGTGGCAAGACTTGTTTAAATATCTTAGCTAATAAATTGAATTCTTTTTTCTGTGCATAGTGTAGTCTTTTATGAACAGCAGACATAACCTTTGTTCCTCTTTCCATAAGAGCCATGGTTGTGCCAACAGGAGTTTGTGAACTACCTATTTCTGATAATTGCATATCTGCAACTGCAGCAAATTGTTTACCTGCATCTACACAAAAACCAAGTAAACCAAATAATGTTTGATCTGGACCCTTGTAAGGTAATGGCATAAGTGCTTCTCTGATAATACCATTAGGTGCATCTACATCTCTAAACTCACCTGGTTGCAAAGGTTGATCGTCATCTCGTATTCTTAAACCTCTAGATTTAAAACCTGCTGGTAAATTAGAGAGCGTTCCAGCATCTAATAATTGTCTGAGTGCAGTAGTGGCAGTTCTTGTTAAACCACCAATCATGTGAACTAAACCGAAGCCGTAAAATCCTAGACCAGGTAAAAATTTATAGTGCACATAATATTCATTCTTTTTTCTTAATAAGTCCTCTTGATTATAGTTTCTGTAAACAGATAAAACCTTGTTTGATCCTCTATCAATTGTAACTATGTAAGGCAGTCTAATACCAGAAGGCTGACCATCTTTAGGATTAATATCTTCAAAGCCTTCTATGTCTAAATCAACGTGCATCTCCAAAAGCTCAGTCATATCGTCAGAGCTGTAGTCGTTTGGTCTTTCTCCGTCTATTTCGTTTTTCTTTTCTTGTATGTCTGAGGCTTCATATCCCTCATAAGAGTTTATGTCTATATCTCTATAAAAACCTGAAACTTGTTTTTTTCGTAAATCATTAAAAGATAATTTTACTATCTGAGTAATTCGATCACAGCTATCTAAGTCGGATGCTCCATAAGGCACGATTACATCTTCCGCAGGAATAAACTTAGATGTAGCTCTACCTAATACTTCATCAAAATATATTTTTTTAAAAGCGCTACCTGATAGGGGTAATTGAAATAATAATTGGTCCATCTCTGGGTTGTAGTCCTCCATGACATGAGTTATCTCATAATTCATGTAGTCCTTCACACGCTCTGCTGCTTGTTGTAGTTGTTCTGAGTTTGCACCTACAACTTGCGTTCTAACGGGACCATCACTAGGAAGCAACTCAACATAAGCCATAGCTTGAAACTGTGTGACTGCTTGAGCTAACATAGGGTGATTTACACTGGACGCTCCTCTAAAAGGTCTAGTTCGCTCTTCATATTTAAAACCTAAAAGGTCTAATCCTTTTGTATAACCTTGCTCCCACTCTTCTCTGGAGCTTTTATCGTTTTCAAATTTTTCTAATAAGTCATTTGATAAAGATTGTAAGTAAGCCTCATCTAAAACTTCCGCTAAGTTGGTTAAAAAAGCTACAGGTGGTTTTTCTTCCTCACCTACAGTGGCACTTCCATCATCCATGATTTCTACATCAGGAGACTCATCTGTTTGCACTAAATCTACCTCTGTGCCTAAATCTTCTGCTTGTAAATCCTCTCCACCACCAGGTCCAATTGTTTTTGCATCACGTGCCAAATAAGGCACATCTGCAGTGCTGTCAAATTTTTCTGCCATTAATAATCACCATAAATATCTGTAATTGAAACTAACCTATCATCTGGCATAATTCCACCTTTCTTTTTCTTAAACAAGTACATTGGCTTGTCTTTATTACTTTCAGGTAAAACTAATACATTCATTTTAACTCTTTGAGGATTATACTCTTCAATAATAATTTTGGCATTCTCAGCTCTGTCTGCACTGCCTAAAGGCACAAGGTCAAATTTTTGATCCACTACATCTCCTTGTTTTACATTAACAAAATACTCCATAGTCTGACCTGGTGCTATCTCTTTTCTAAACACCACTTCATTCGGTCCATAGTCTTTTGCAACTCTTAATATTTCCTCATTTAAAAAAGCATTGAGTCCCTCTGGTGGTTTAGAGGGTCCTAAATCCTCTCTCCTAATTGTTACACTCGGGTCAATGTCCGTTTCTTTTAATACTTGAAATTCACCATCTACATTTTTATTTAAAAATCTTAATCCTAGTTCACCTTTAGTGGTATCAAGTATAAATTCTTGTTCAACAGTGCCACCATATTTTTTTGCAATATTTTTTAAAGTTTGTATTCCTACTCCATCATAAAGATTTCTAAATTTCTTTTTTGCACCCTCTGATTCTTTACTCCATCTTAAATTAGCACCTATATCTGCAGGCATAATGGTGATTCTATTAATACCTCTATTTTCTGCATCTTTAATCACTGCTTTTATTATTGCATCAACATAATCTCCTTGTTTGTTCAGAGGTGTTGGAGCAAAAGTTCTTAAATTTTTCATATCAACATAGGATCTTTCTCCAGATATATATTGTGCTACCTCATCTCTGTTTGTAAGATCTGGAATTTTTATATCTTTAGCTAATATATCAAACTCCGATGCTCTATTTAAATCTAGTAATTGATCTAAAACTTTTCTTTGTTCTGCTTCTAACCTGCTTATCTGCATGACAAATTCAGGATTTTCCCTTCTAGCTCCTTGCATTGCTAAATCCTGAATCTGTGATTGTAGATCTAGTAATTGTTTGTTTAAAGCTGGAACTAACTCAGCACCCGCATCATTAGGGTAAGGTTTAATTAATTTACTTTCTTGAAGTCTTAATAATGTAGGTAATTTACTGTTGACTGTATTAATAATATTTTGTGCATTTTCTATATCATATGCATTATTCGCTCTTGCTAATCTTTCTTCTGCTCTTGCTTTTTCGTTAGTTAGTTTTTGTATTTCTGCGTCTAATAATTCCTGCTCTTTTCTTACCTGCGTTAGGTAATCTGTTTGCATTTCTTGTATAACAGCAACTTTCTCTCCTTTTGAATTTGTATATGTTCCTACTCTACCAAAAGCTAAAACATTTTTTTCTGTAAAGTGTGTGCTATTAACAAACTCTTCGCCTGTTTTTTGTCCTGGTAATGTTCCTGCTTCTATTATTACTTCTCTGTAATCTTCAGCAGCCTTATCTAATCTAGCCGATCCAACATTTTCATGTCTAGGTCTACCCATGTAACTATCATAAGCTGGGTCTCCTGTTTCAGCACCTTTTATTCTAACTTTTAAATTTGATATAGGATTGTTTTCGAAAACCTCTAGGAGCTTTGCTTTTGATATTTTTTGATTTGGAAAATATTTTTCATAATCTGTTAGGTACTGAAATATACCAGAGTCCACTATTTCTGAAGTAGGAGCTTTGTTTGCCCCACCTTGTAATTCATTAATCCAGTCTTGAGGTTTTGCTTGGTTTGTTTTTGAATTAGATAATTTTTCTAAGGTAAACGATTGTAAAGGGAAGTCACTTTTGCTTATGGGTGTTACTGCAGACATTTCACCAGTTAAAGACTTACCAACTTTTTTTGGTGTAAATACACCAAACGCCTCACCAAGACCTTTAAATATTTTTGGTATATTTAAAGCTTGTAGATTACCTGACTGCACAGCTTGTTGAAACGCACTCATGCCCTCTATACCTGGGTCAGGTGTAAACTGCTGTTGGTTCATGTTTTCTGTAAAGTTTTGACCACCTATTGACATTTGCACCCCGCCACGTTTTTTAAATCGCAGAGCGCTCTTTGGATTTTGTGGATTGAATTTTCCGGGTAAACCTCCTACTTCTAATTGCTTAAGGGCACGATCAATATATTGTTGTGGTGTGTACGTACCATCTGATCCCACAACTAAAAAATCTCCTAACTCTCCTTTTTTTACTTCATAGCCCTCAATTATGTTTTTATTTTTTGGATTAAATACTTGATAAGAAACAATACCTTTATCCTTCATCTGTTCGTTTGCTTGTTTGTACAAATAATTTAAATAATCATATTGATTATGTTTTGATTTATCTGGAAACAATTCTTTGTATTTACTTACGCTTGTGTTGACACCTGAATAATCTTGTTTGTTTTTACTAAGTTCTATGTTTTTAATTTTTTTATCTTTTAATGTATTTATGTTAGGTGCTGTTTCTAAGTCATCAAAAATTCTACGAAGTAAATTATCATAAATTGGTTGAAGAGAATTGTTAATATAAAAAGGTTGTATTTCTATAAACTGTCCAGCAGCAGAGGCACCAATCATTCTGTCTTGCAAGTTAGCTCGTTTTACTTCAAAGTTGTGAGATCTGTTAGGTGCAAGGCTTTTTCTTATTTCATTTAATTGTTGATCTGTGTATTTTCCGGAGGCCGCTAACTCTTCCATTTTCACATTAAGGTAATCCTCGTAAACTTTAAATGTATCTTCCATGGGTTGCCAAGTAGTTTTAAACTCTGGATAAGCGTTTTCTAAATTTCTAATGGTTTCTTTTTTTGTTGCCCCTTTGTATGGCATCACGTATTGCTCAATAAATTTATCCGCAGGTAATAAAGTTTTTTTATCAGTATCTTCTACTAAACTTCTATATTTATGTTGTAAAAATCTAAACATGTCGTCATCAATACCCAAACCGATTGCATATTTTTTATAATCTAAAGAGTCATCTGTAGATATTAACATTGAAGAAACAGTTTCTTTTGCATTAGTAACATCCTTTGAAGCTCCGATCTGTGGTGAGTAACTGACTTGTTCTAGTGATAATAATCTTTTTGGTATTAAATTATTTTCCCTTAAATATTTTGTAAACTGTGTATAGCTAAAGGGTGGATTGCCAAGGCTATCTTTAAATTGATCTACTAATATATTGTACTGAGCTTTTATTGTATTTAATTTAGAATCTGTTTTATTAAGGTTTGCGATTGCAATATCATACTGAGATTTAAAGAAAGGATCTGATTTACTTTTGGATTCTATAAATCTAGCTATCTCTTTTGATTTAGAGGGCTGTAGTAAATTATCTACACCTTCTGTGCCTTGTTTTCTATTTTGATCTATTACCGCATTAACTTGTCCTGCCTCACCCTTCTTCTTTGCGGACGCTGTATCTTTAATAGCAAAAAAGGATTTAGCTTCGTCATCACCAGTTCTTTGAATGTATTTTGCTATTTCTACAGAGGTTGGTTTAAAACCATTTTCTTGCTCAAATTTTCTGACCATACTTGTTAAGTATTTGTAAGTTGGAGTACCCGGTAGGTCAGGATTGTTATCCGAAAATTCTTTAAAGTAACTAGGTGTTGCACCTCCAGCTTGTTTTTGACCGAAAAAGTATTCTTCAAAAAGTGTTACTCTTGTGCCGTCTTTTTTTCTTAGGGTAAACGCTCCATCAAAGTAACCCTTCTTTGCTAAGGTTTCTTTTGGAACTCCCAGACTTTCAAATAAATTTTTTAAATCTTTTACAACAACACTTTTGTCAAACTTTTTGTTGGGATCTCCAGCCTGTTTACGCAATTCATCTAAATAAGTTTGCGTTGTTTCTCGTTTCCAATTACCATATTGGATATTGTTTTTTGGATCAGGTGCTTGTCTATACAATGATGATGGCCCTCCAGGTCCATCTTGTCTGAGTGGTGCAAAATTTACGCCTTTTTGTTCTCCTAAAAAGAAAGTTGTAGCTTTAGGTGTTTCATCCGGAAATAGTCTAGATACATCTTCAACTATTTTTGTTGTTGGCACATTGTTACGTTTTGCATCGGTAATAAATTTAATGAAAGGTTTACTAAATCCCCTAGCCGCAAGTGTAGTAAGACCACCAACATCAAATAAATCTAAACCAACTAACAACGGATCTGTTAAAAATTTTTCATCTGCACTTAACTCAGAATATTTTTTTTCGCCACTCGCAAGTTTACTAAATACTTGCTGCTGAGGCACAAACATTAAATTTTGTAATTCTTTCAATATATTAGTATTTGATTCATACCCTTCGTTTTTTAAATAGTCCATGAACTCAGGGGCGTTTTTAGAGATCAGTCTTATTGCTTCTAAAGAGTCAGGTTTAACGTTTTGAAGGCCCGGTCCCATACCAACCACTGTGTTTTCTAAAACTTCTTTATTTAACTGTTTTTGTTGATTGTATTTTTCTGTACCTAATGCCATGAAATTATAAAAAGGTAAAATTAATTGTGATAAATTTTGTCCAGCTTTATCTGCGTACTCTGCCTGCATGTTTGCAAAGTCCGGAACTTTTTCTTTGATTTGTTGTATAACAGGGCCACCTTGTTTTACTAATGCATCACGAACACGAAAACCACCAGGTGCATTAGGTTGAGTCATCACAGATCCACCAATCTGCATTTGATATGCAGGGTCGTTTTCAATTACATCATCAAAAGGATTATAGGCCATTAATAATACTCCGTTTGTCCGTGGTCCGTGGGCTCATCTTCGTAGTCATCTGTCAGTGCAACGTAGTTGCCCTTTCGAAACCTTAGTAATGCTTGGCTCATGGAGTCGACAAGGTCGTCATGTTCTGCGTGTGGGAACATAGCACATTCTTCTATCATCTCTTCAGCCCAGCGTTCTTTCGGTGCCCATACTGCTCCGCTCTCAAACACGGGCGCAACAGCGTGCACTCTAGACAACTTATCATTGCCTTTGCTAGGTGTAAAGTTGATAACGGGTATACCAAGCTGTCTTAGTTCTTGGATGAGCGGGAGGCCCGAGGCTTTCGCTTCTATGATCACGGACTCCGGTTCCCAATATTTGTATTGCTCCATGGCAACCTTTTTAAGTTCAGGGAACTCTAATCTTTCTTTTACAACATCTAGCAATATTATATTAGGCGTAACCTCATCAGGATAGAATACACCCCATGTAGATATAGCACTGTAATCACCCGACTCTTTTTTGGTAAACGCAGTATCATAGCTTTGTATAATGTGACGAAGCATAGGTATTTCTTTAGAGTCCCACTCTTGCCACCACTCTCGTTTAATAATCGCACCCTCTTCACCAGTAGGATTCTGCTGCCACTGGGCTTGCCATTTACGCTCACTGAGTGATGCTTTGACAGATTCTAATTCTTCTAACTTCCAATATTCAGGCCATACAGGTTTTTCATTAGGCAGGATTGCAGGGAACTCTATCACGTCCCACTGGTCAGCTTTGACTTCGCCCATGGCTCTTACTAAGTTTCCGGTCAGATCTTTCTCTGACCAACGGGTCATCACACAGACGATTGATCCGCCAGGTTGCAAACGTTGACGTGGACCAGATGTATACCACTCCCATGCATTATCCATTGCTGTTGTTGACATTGCGTCTTGTTCGGAATGAGGGTCATCGATAATAAGTAGATCAGCACCACGACCAGTAATAGCACCGCCAACACCAGCACCGAAATACTCACCGCCATGATTAGTTTCCCAACGCCCCGCCGCTTTGCTGTCTTGACTGAGTTTAACATCTGTAAATACACTACGATATTCTTCTGTGTCCATCAAGTTCCTAACTTTACGACCAAATCTGTAGGATAGCTCTGCTGTGTGTGTTGTTTGAATGATCTTGGTCTGTGGTTTGTGGCCCATGAGCCATGCAGGAAAGAGAAACGAAGCAAACTCCGACTTTGTATGTCGAGGTGGCATGTTAACAATTAATCTTTTAATCTCACCCGATAGTACCTTTTCGAACTTTTCACCAATCCTGCGGTGGTGTTCACCTTCCACGAACCCTGGCCACACAGTAGAAACGAACGTTAGAAAGGAGTCTCTTGCCTTACTTGCAAGTTCTAATTGTGTCTTTCTTAGTTCTAGTTTAAGTAATGCCTCTTTCGCTTCTTTAGCGTCCATTGATGAGACATCAAAGTCAATTCGCATATCAGATTTATATCATAAGAACTATTTGTGTAAAACACAACCTACGTGCTGCTGTGCTAGTTACATAATGCATGTTTAGGGGGGTGGGGGGTGGCGAACATACTACATCTAGTAGCAAATATGCTTAAGGGACTCCTAGATCTAGTATCTTTAGCTTTTTTTATTTTTGGTGATGGGTTACAGGTGAAGGGCGGCAGCAGCCGCCCAGTCGTGGTTATAAGATATCTTTTCCCACCATATCGTGTAGTTTGGTGACAATTTTTCTCGCCCAAGCTTTTACTTGAGGATCATCAACACTACTAATAAGATGAAAAATTTCAGAATTAAGGTAATTGCAAATAGCACGATAATCTACCTCTCTTCTATTTGTGACATCATCAGATCGTCTAAGTCTATCGACTTCAGCCATGCGCTCTTGCAAATCTGCAAAAGGTCGATTGATGATATCGTTGTTATCACTAGGCATGATTTTATTATGACCATATCCTAACTAATTACAAGATCTTATTATAAATAGTTGTGGATAACTTTTCCTTGACTTGGACAGAACAAAACCCAGCGTGGCGCCCCCAACTTTTTCCCACCATACATACAAGACCATATTTTATTGCGAACGAATGGAGAAAGGTCGAGGATTTGCGACACGGGGTGCAGTCGCCCCCGTGTCTATGTTCCAATGCGTGAATGAATAGATAAGATGTGAATGCCTATGTGCTTGACTGCAATTGGATTTGCATTAACGGAAAGTTTTCCGTCAACAGTTCAGACTCTTGTTCTGCGTCTATTAACGGCTTCAGTTCCATTGATGACACAACCTTTGTTTTATAATCATTATAAACTTCAGGTTGATCTTTTCTAAACGCTTCACTATCGAAACGCTTATAACTCCTAATGATAACATTAAGCTTATGCTCAACGCCCTTAAGGACTTTGTCCTCCTCTGTCACAAAAGACTTAACCAATGTCTTTTGCTCTTTCAACTTCGAATTGACGAAGTTTGCTAGAACTGTTAGCCTTGCTAACTTATCTATTTCCTTCTTTTTATTCATGTTGTGCCTCCTTTGGCTTACACTTAATATAATACATGTCCCAACTAATTGCAAGTAATTATTTAAATAAGTTGTGGATAACTTTTTCCTCAGAAGATTCTGGAGAACCCAGCTCAGCCGAAACTCATCACCTTACTACCTGCACCATGATTGGTATGAACAAATGGAGAATGGAGAGCGTCAGGGCAAAAACCAGAACCAGCAGCGTGGCGGAAATTATTTCCCTACATAGAGGCCCTAGGCCAAAGGGCAGCTGACTAATGGAGAACATCACAAACGCACTCACAATACAGACCACCCCAAACCAAATTAAAAATGGAGGCACCTACGCAGTCGCCCTAGCTTCATCGTCCCAGTCCATGCAGATCCCCCTGCACACTTCTTCTGCTGCCCACCAGGCCAGAAGATTCTTAAGCTGCAGTGGCGACCCCACATCTTTCACACCATTAAATGTAGCTATGAGATGGAGAATGGATTCACAGTCCATGTCCTGGGCCATGTCGTTTAATCTTCTCCAAATCTCATCTTTGTATTTATCATAAAATGCAGATGTGTCTGCGTAGTAAATCAACTCACCAATGGTGCCACCAGAACAACCATGCTCCGCCGTATCTTTGATGGTGCTTTTATCCTGAGTCTCTAGCAGCCAGTCTAGAATGGAGTCTTGTTTAAACTCAACTGCCATTGGTCTTCTTCCAGGTCCAAGCACCTATCTCCTCTTTTGTCCAGCCGTATTTGTTCAACAGCAAATGGATAATAAAATTGTAATTATATTTCTTCATCTTCCCTCCTTGTATTAATTGGCTGTTTAACATTGAAAGAAACATTTAACCAACCGCCGCATAGGTTAGCACCAACTTGTAATGCCCTGCTACTACCCGCCATCTGCAGACTACTGGTTAGGTAGCCACCATTGCAGTTGGTTTCTTCACAAGGCATGTAATGGACATCGAACCAGCGTCAGGTGGTAAACAACCCAAACCTTTCAACTGGTTCGATCTTTTAAGATCTGTCAAATCGCCCATGTATATATATAGTCCTAATTAGTTAGGATGTCAAGTCCTTTTGTAAATTTTTTTACCAGCATGATTCACCTGCTGCCGGGGACAGTGCAGCTCCCCTTACTACTAGTATCACTTCTAGTTTGGCTTCTGGTAATGGAGAATGGAGAAAGGTTGGTGCGCCATCGCTGACGCACCGAGTTCATGTGTTTGGCTAACATGAATAAAGAAGGAATACTAATGCAGTAGCATCTGGTTACACTGGTGTCAACTACCATCTGCTGCCTGGAGAAGACAGCTCCGCACCATACTAATGGAGAAGGTGTGTAGGGTTAGTGGCAATGGACAATGGAGAATCACCCGGTAACCAGGAGCCCAGCAGCGCCAGCAACTGTTCCCAGTCCACGGCTCGGGGACGGGCCGGAATGGAGAGCAATGGAGGCACACGGTCTACGGTATGCGGACTACGGACAATGGAGCCTGAGAATAATTTAAGGGTCTTCGAGCGAGGGTCTCTGGCATCTCT